ATCAATAGCAATTACATAATAGCTGGCTGCTGATGAGTCATTATCGTCTAGAGTTACTTTTTGACCTAATACAAATCTATCAACATGGTCTACAACCATGATACCTGTTAAGGCATCCGTCGCATCAGTAACAAGAGCAAAGTGTGGGCCCGTCCCCATTTGAATACTCGCAACCATTTTGATATATTCCATAAAATCTTCGATAGTGTCGGGTAGGATTTTTAGGAAGCTATCCTCCACAATTTTGCCAGAGTGATCCATAAGATCTCTATGGTTGAAAATCATCGACCCCCACATCTCCTTATAGTCATCGATAGATCCTCGAACGTATTTGTCTTCAGATATATCTGTGGACCCAGTTAAGCCCCCCATCTTTACAGACGAAGCCCCCGCGGCTTTAAATGGGACTGGTATTTTCCCGCCCTTCCATTTATCGTCTTTTTCGATATTGGATAAAATATAATCTCGCTTGAGGAGTTCTTCCTTTAACAATTTGTTAGGTAGATACTCATTAAGCATATCTTGAAAGGTTCTTGTAGTTGACATTTTTTACTCCTTTAAAAAATTAAAATTAAAACATTATAAATTTTGTCGCATTTTTCTCAAATCCTCGATAGATGTTGGAACCCGTCTCGCTGGAGATTTAGTTCCTCCCCCCTGAAAATTTGTGATTGTTGGTTTCTGACTTTGAGCCATCTGACCGGATGTCCCCGATTGTGGTGCCACACCTTGCACAGTGTTGCCGCCAATTAGATTTAAGACTTCAGCTATCAGTTGGCTTGCTGGAGGTGAAATCTTATGGACAGCTTCATAATACTGTCCTCGTCTTATTATTTCTGCTCTAAAAGCCCCAGGATTTCCAACCCTAGAGTCATAGGCAGAAATTGTTTGAGCAATTTCCGGTTTTGCCAGCTCTTGATTTAATTCAAAAGCCGTTTGTTGCTGAACCAGCTGTGCCATCTGATTCTGTAGAGCTTGATTTTGTAAACTAGATTGCTCAAATTCTAATTCTTTCTCTCTCTGCATATCAATTGCCTGCCTCTGTTCTGGAGGTAGCTCCTGATATTTAAGCTCTTCTATAGCGTACTGGATTATTTTATCTTTGGGTATGTTTAATGCTTGAAAAAAAGATTTAAAATCGTTTTTTTTAACAAACCCGCCCAAGGTCTGTAGGCTTTGTTCTACTTGCCCATATTTGCCCTTCCACTCTTCCACTTGTTGTTTAAAAGATTCTCGAGATGTCTTTACTTCATCTAGGCCGTGTGATCTCTCATAGATCTCTCGAAACTTTGCTTCTAAGTCTTTATTTTTTATGATTGGTTTTACAAACTCGTCAAATTCTAACTCTTTATCTTTGACTTTGAATTTGAAATTTGGGGTATAGGGCGCACTATCTCCCGCACTTCCGCTGCCCGTCGCAGATTCCCTAATAGGTTTAGCATCTGTAGTGTCTTGAATAGGTCGTGATGCTTCCTCAGTTGTAGGATTTCCACTTGAACTCCCCTCAGACCCTCCTGTAATGCTTTCATCTGTTCCTGAGTTACTTCCGGTAACTTTTTCATCTGTCTCCACTCGATTCTCCCTTTCGCCTCTTGCTGGAGGCTATTAATATTGTTGTGTATCCCCCATAATTTGGGGGTTTTGATTTTGATCCAAACCTAATTTCAACATCATGTCTCTTATGACCCCATCATTCATACTCTCTAGCTCATCAAGTGTCGCCCCTTGTGATTCAAGCTTCTTAAGGAGCCAACTAACAGACTCATAGGGTAGGCGTACCTGACGAGATCCACCTTGAGATTTAGTATCTGGGACACTCATTTGCACCGTTATTAGTGACCCACCAATAGGAATAAATCCATCTTTTGCAGCTTGCTCGGCTTGGAGCTTTTGAGTCTGCTGATCCTCATGAATGGTGAGATATTGATTATACATTTGCTGTATTTGCGGGCTTAGCATTTGAAAATCTGCCTGCTTCATTCTATATGTAATTGCGTCAATAAAGATCTTATTATCTGCATAAGGCGAAACAAAAGGCATTTGCCCACGCTCTATCTGAAGCATATCATTGTCCACATTGTCATACTCAAGTGTCATGCGCTTAACAATTGTGGAGTTTTTTAAATATGGCATCTCTTTAGCCAAAAGTGCTAGCTGCTTAGCATCCATTTGTTGACCCGCATATTGTATTAGGTGGTTTAGGGCTAGTTGTTGGCCCAGCCTATCTGAGATGTCTTGGGATTGTTCCTCTATCTTTATTTGATACGAAATAGGGAGCGTGTTTCTAAATTCAGAAATATTTATAGCCTCAGATTTTCCGACTGCCTGAATGAAAGAATCATCAGGTAGATAGTGTTTTGCTAGGTCTAAAGTTGTCTTACAAAACTCCTTCATAAAGTTTTCAACCTTTTCAATATATCTCGAAAATTTTGCTTTTGAAGAAGCACTCCTGAACAACAACGTATATGGATCTATCTGGCCTGACTCATTTTCTATGTTTATCTCCTCTAACATACAGGCTGAATACATCTCGGAAATTTGGGCCTCGATATATGGTAAGAATTGACCTCCATCACGGCCCGCTAGAATCTGAGGAGGTGCTCCCTGGTATGTTAGGCCCCTTACTCCAGGTAATAAAGCCCCTGGAGCTAGTTTTGTGCCCCCTTGATAAATAATTTTATCATCCCCGACTGTGATTTGATGGGTGGCAGCTTGCGAGCTGGCCCTATTGATTTCTGCCTGGTAGGGTCTTGCAATTTTAACAATTGAATAGCCTCGTGGATTTGTCGAATATGTGTCAAATCCTTCCCAGATAATAGGATATATTCCAAAAGGAATTTCAGCCTCCTCAAGGATTCCTCTTTCAGTGGTAATATAATAATATCCCCTCGGATGTTGCTTACTAGGTCGGAAAAAGTGATACCTAAGAAGGATTTGAGAATCCTCACTCCTATATTGCCTTTTATTGGTATCAAAAACGACAAATTCAGATGTATCTCCATCTCCGATAATTCTTTTCTTTTCTTCATCTTCTCCATAAGCCCCCAACAATTCTTTAGCATCTACCATTTCTCTAACAATGTGGTATGGTGCTTTTTTCATAGACTTGGATTGAGGTGCTCGCAACAAATTAAATGCTGGAATATTTTTAAACTCAAAAGCCCCTGAAAAAATTGGACTCTCCATATCCTGTATTGGTTGTCCTGTGGCTATATCTAGCTCAGGTTGGCCTGTTTCCTTATTAATACGGGGGTCGTACCCTATAATTTCTCCCCCACTTGGGTCCCACAATACAAGAGCACACATTTCACCTAACTCGATGAAGTTTTGAATATATTCATTAAATTTTTCTTTTAACTGATATCTAGAAGTGAAATCTCTCCAGACTGCGAGATTCAAATCAGATGCCTTCTTATCTTGCATATCTAATTCATTTTGTGGTGCTGGAATTACTCCTGGCACCTTAGAAGTTATTGCCTGGATATAATGCCTTGTGATTTTATGTATGTGGTTTTTTGTAAGTCTTAGTTTCTGGGTCTCATTTAGTTTTTGAGAATTCCTTACTCGAGATAGGAAGCTTGTCGTTTTTCTGGAATAGTGGTTTCCTGAAACTAATAATAAATTGCTTCTCATCTCTGAAAACACTTCTTCATCGCAACTCTCGGCTTCCCTATATTGCCTATTTAATTCTTCAAACTTCATCTTCTCCATTTAGACCCCTCACCCTTTCGATATGTCTATCGATTTGAGACTTTTCAAAAGCCAGTGGATCATCTATCAATAACTGAGCCTCTTGCGCCTCTAATAAAGCTTCAGAATCCATCAGCGGTACAAAATCTTGTAACTCACAGGATGTGCTCTGTGTTTCTTTAATATCTACTTTTTCAATCTCTTCATTTTTAGTGGACACCAAAGTTTTTTGGTCCGATGCTTGGCCTAGCTTTTCGGCATCCCCCTGGCTTTGGGGATGGAATTTTATTTTTATACCTGGTAGCACAATTTCATCTACACTGGATAGCTTACCTAATGATAGTATCCTACATAGATCGTCTGCACTCAAGCTAAAAGTTCCCGTATTCTTCGTTCCACTCTTCGATTTCTTCATCTAATTCCTCCCAATTGTCCTCTTTATGTCTTGCCTTTGATACATCTTCTCCTCGACGCATTTTAATCTGTGCTGCTTGAAATTCCGCCTCGGTCATTGGTCTAGGTTTGTCTTCATCTACTTTGTTTCCGTCTCGTATATTCTCTTGAATCTTTTCTGTTACAACACTCAAATCCCAAGGTATTTGCATACAACAATATCTATTAGAATCCGCAAGATCATCATTTCTCTTGCCCTCACCTTGTTGGGCACTTATCATAATGTGAGATAGCTCTCCTGCTAGTTTTATATTCTCCGCATCATCATCAAAAATATCCAATATCCTATGCTTAAATAAAGTATTGACTAGATCCTCTCCAGCTTCCCGCGCCTTGTTTGCTTTTGTGAAGCTTACAGAATTTCTCTCTGCAATAGTGCCAAAATCCACAGCCCCTGGGTCATAACAGGCTTGAGTAATATTTAAATCCTTTGTTAGCTCTAGATACTTATTAAAAATATCTCCCGCAGTAGTTTTGACATTATCCCCCCTCCAACATTTAAATACCGCCCCCTTTTTATAATCTGGTCTAACGGCTATAAACACTATTGCACTTGGGTGATTTTTCTTCTTACTTAATTTGATATGGGCTGTCTCCCCATCAAAGCCTGAGCCATAATCTACAGAAGCATATATATACCAACCCTTAATACTATAGGGAGTAACCATATTCCTATCAAACTCGAAAGCGTAATAAGTCCTACCAGACTCGGTAACAAATCTCCCGAAAACCCTCCTCTGTCTTTCAGTTTCATTTTTACATCTACTCTCTGCTTCTCGAATTTTGTGAATGTTCATAATTCTAGAAGGTGTTCTATCCTCGTATTGCAAACAATCATACATAGACACAGACATTTTTAAGGCGTGAGGTAGGATCTTGCTACCTTCCATAGCTTGCTTCCAAAATAATTGATTGAGTGTTGGTGTAAAACCACTAGTAAAAATTCCAGAGGTTGCAGTTAATCTGAACATCAACTCGTCATAAAACGGCATGGGGAGTTCCTCATCTGCAAAAAGCTCATACACTGAGCCTGCCTGAACACTGGATACAGATTTGGTATACATTTGAAAGTATATAGTTGTTCCAAGGTGGAAATGAAGAGCGTGATAATTAGCTCCTTTTTTTGCCAGCCTCCAACCATATTTTGGATCTCCCTCCATCCTACCTCTAGGGAGCCATTCCGGAACCCACTTCTGTTCTATCTCCTTACTAAGTGTGGACCCATCAGGATAAAAATACCAAAACTGCCTTGGTGTCACCCCTTTACCCCAGAGCTTTTCCCATCTTGTGGGGTCAGTGCAATTTGCAATAGCTCGCCTAATAAGAGCCGACGACTTTCCGATCTGGTTTGCAGCGGTTAATAAATTAACTCTATTTGTAGACTCATGTATTTCTCTTTGCCAAGGATACATAGGCACATACAGATGCGGCAAGATCTCCTCAAGCTCTTTTTGCTTCTTTACCTTTTCTAACTCTTTACGCCTTAGAGCAAGGAGTTGTGCTTTTGATATCTTTGGCTCTTCTAATTCCACTAATCTATATCCTCGTCATTAGGTGCTACAATCCGCACTGGCTCAGGTGTTTGAGAGGGGATTAGTGCTGTGGGTGGAATTGGCTTACCCCACTCTATTTCCCCAGTAGGGTTTAAACCCTCTCCAGAGTGAGTGAGATATCTCTCCTGCATTGGATTCTGTATTGTTCTTATTTCTTTCTCTATTTCCTTTATTTCTTTTTCAATATC